GAAGCTGCCAATGTTTTAAACATCATTAAAACCTTTAAGTATCATATGCATCCTGAGTTTAAAGATAACAATAATTTTATTTACATTTATCCATCTGAGTTTGATATCTTTTACTATAATAATGGAATTGAAAATCAGAACATTCATCGTCACACATCTTGCGTATTAAAAGAGATGTCAGTTAACTATACACCCAATGGTGCATTCACTACATTTCCAAACGGTATGCCAACTCAGATTAATGTTACCATGATGTTCCAAGAATTGGCTCTTCTAACCAAAGACAAAATTGCAGAGGGTCTATAATGTACTTCGATCAATTTCCAAAGTTTTTATACGACTTTAAGTATGGTAATACTACAAAAACTACAGTTACTACTGACATAACAAGAAATGTTCGTTTTAGAAAAGAACTGTTAGAAAATATTGCTCTCTACGATGAGTATGATATTGTTGATGGAGAGACTCCAGAAATCATTGCTGAGAAGATATATGGTAATCCAGAATATCACTGGATCATTATGTTGGTAAATCAAAAACATGATTATATTTCTGACTTTCCATTAACGGAATTTGCGTTGGTAAAACATATCGCTAATGAATATAATCCAACTTTAACATCTACTTCTTGGTCATATAGTGGTAGTACTGTCACAGTGACAGTTCCACTTCATGGATTACAAGTTTCTCCAACAACATCTCTTACTGTTACTGGAGCTGTGGCTTCTACAAATGCACCAAATGGCACATATAATGTAGCTTCTGTAATCGATGCTAATAGATTCACATATATTGCATCTTCTGCGCCAACAGGAACTGCTAGCGGAACTTTAACTATTAACACTACAAATAAACAAAGTTATATTCGTCATTATGTCAATTCTGCAGGATTTGTTGTGAACTCAACTGCCACTGGTGCGGTATCAGTATCTAATGATTCATATGAAAGATCTTTAAACGAAGCCAAACGAAGAATTAAAATAATTTCTCCAGAGTTAATAACGACTGTATTGACACAATTTAAAGAATTGATATAATGGCTTCTAGTCAACAATTGAGATTTGCTGGCGATGTCAGCATTAACAAAGTTAAAATAACTACTCAAAAGGGATTTGGGCAGGACATTACCACTCAAGTTTTAACTGTACAATTTTATGAAGATTTATTCTCACCATTTATAACTGGCAGTATAATCGTTAAGGAATCATTAGATTTTATTAACCTATTCCCATTTATTGGTGAAGAATATCTTGAATTAGACATAACAACTCCAGGATTGCAGGGTAAGGTTAATGGTCTTAAGGGTAGTTACTACATCTATAAACTAACAGATAGAGAATTGCTTGGGGATCGCTCCGTAATTTATCAATTACACTTTGTTTCTGTTGAGGCTATAACTGATCTTAATAAAAAAATTAGTCGAGTTTTTGGAGATAAAGTTTCAGATTTAGTTAAACCATTTTTTGAAGATAAAGTTTTTGGATTAGAAACTAAAAAGAAAGTCTTTATTGAACCAACTTTAAGCAATGTAAAATACATTTCCAACTATTGGTCTCCAGTAAAAAATATTCAATATCTATGCGAACATGCAGTAAATACTAATAATACTCCAAACTATGTTTTCTTTGAGAACAGAGACGGATTCTATTTTATTAGTTTAGAACAATTGTATCAAGGTAAGATGTATCAAGAGTTTACCTATGACAAATACACTCGTGATAGACTGCCCAATGGAAAAGATGTTCGAAATGTAAATGAAGATTTTAAAAGAATTACTGATATTAGTATTCCAGTAGCATATGACTACATGGATAGAATTCGTAATGGTATGTTGTCATCAAGACAAATTATGTATGATATAACAAAGAAAACATATTCAGTTAAAAACTATAATATGTTTGATCGATTCCCAGACCAAAAGCATTTAAATAAGTATCCAGTAAATTCTGACAGAGCCATCTTTAGATCAAACTCAACTCTTATTAACTTTCCAAAAGACTTTGGTAATTTTAATGGATTTGAAGATGTCACCAACGCTAAATCATTTCAGCAAAGAATTTCAACAATGAAATTAGCTGAAGCCAATAAATTAGACATCACAGTTCCAGGAAGAACAGATTATACAGTTGGACAAAAAGTTGGAGTGGTATTGAATAGAATAGAACCATTTTCTTTTAAAGATAAAGATACAACTGATAAAATGTTTTCAGGATACTATTTAATTGCAGCTATAAATCATCATGTGGATAGAGAAAAACACGAGTGCCATATGCAACTAATTAAAGAATCTTCTCAGATGGATATGAATAGGAACAAATAATGAATTTTTACTATGGTGTTGTAGAAAATAGAATTGATCCGTTACAACTTGGTCGTTGTCAAGTCCGAGTTGTTGGACTGCACACGCATGATAAGTCTCAACTACCAACTGCTGATTTACCATGGGCTCATCCAATGCAGCCAGTCACTTCAGCTGCAATGAATGGCATTGGTTCATCTCCTATTGGACCAGTTGAAGGTACTTCGGTTATTGTTATATTTGCCGATGATAACCACCAACAACCAATTATGATTGGTACAGTAGGAGGAATTCCTTCTGTACCTGCACCTATTGACGCTGACGATAATACACCAATCACTTCCACTCTAAAAGTAGAAAAAATATTATTAAGAACTATTCCTGGACCAACTACTGGAGTGCAGTTAACATTTTATGATCCAGAATATGGTTCTACAAATTTAACAAAAGACTTAAAGCCAAATATGAAAGTTGTGGCTTTTGGTATTCCAGCAGAAGCCACAATTGTTTCTATTGATAGTGGTACTAAAATTACAATTAGTAAACCAGTATTAAAATATGAAGAAAATATTGTAACATTTGAGGCAGCACCATCTAATTTAGAAGCGATTAAAAATACTAAAGTTAATGATTTTCTCAATAGTATAAATCCATTTGCACCTAAAGATACACTTAAAAAAACTCCTGTAAACTCATCGATACCTACTGTACCACCTCCAAAAGAATCACCAAACCCCAATCTTTCTACACAAGGTATTAAAGCACTTCTTGCTGCAGCTGATAAAGTTGGATTAACTACAAAAGAACAGAAGTGTGCGTTACTGGGTATATGTGGTGGTGAGAGTCGCTGGATTACGCCAAATGATGAAAACTATCAATATGTTAAACCAACATATTTAAAACAAATCTTTTCATTTGCAACAGATGCAGAAGCAGAGAAATATTCTAATGCCAAGAAAAAGGGTTTGACTCGTTACGAATTTTTCTCATGGGCATATGGACCAAACGGTAATGGAAAATTACTAGGAAATAAAACTAATGATGAGGGTGGTAAATACTACGGGAGAGGGTATATTCAGTTAACTGGTAAACCCAATTACGAACGATTCCAGAAAGAAGCTGCAAAGTACGGATACACTCTTAATATTGTCAATGATCCAGAATCTATAAACACCGATATTAATGCAGCTGCAGTAATCGCTGCATTATTTCTTAAACTAAATGTTCCATCTGGTGTCAGTGCCAGTGCTCATCCTGGATATTTTCTTGCAGCCAAAGCAAAGGTTGGAAATAATACTGCAGCAATTGCCGCACTTAAAAAATCTTATTATGAGTATTTCTATGGATATACATCAGATGTTGGCGCAGAAAAAGACGCTGGTCCAGCAAAAATAGAATCTCCACCAGTAGGGATTGTTACTTTACCGCAACCTTCTTCAGAGTCTGTTAAAACTGGATCAGATACAATTGGTTTTAGAGATCCAAATAACAAATATCCATTAAAGGATTATGTTGGTGAACCTGATACTAATCGTTTAGCAAGAGGAATTATAGAAGGCACTGTTCTTAAGAAAAAAGATGCATTAAGAAAACGAACAGTTCCAAAAGCCAATAATGGCGGAGTTTGGGATCAACCAGAAGCAGCTTATGGTGCACAGTATCCATACAATAAAGTATTAGAAACAGAAGCTGGACATGTACAAGAATTTGATGATACTCCAGGCTATGAAAGAATTCATACATATCATCGTTCAGGTACATTTAGCGAAATAGATCCTTCAGGTTCTCAGATTAATTATATTATTGGTGATAATTATATTATCATGGATAAGAATGGATGCGTATCCGTAGCTGGAGAATTGAACATTACAGTAGAGGGTAATACAAATATTTACGCTCGTAATGAGGCTAATGTACAAGTTGCTGGTAGTGCAACAGTTAATGTTGGTAATACTTTGACTGTTGGTGTTTTCAGTGATGTTAATATGGCTGTGGGTGGTAACTTTAATCTTAAAGTTGCTGGTAATTATAATTTACAAGCTGCAAATATAAATCAATTAGCTGACAACTACCATAGCATTAGCGCAAAAGAGTATACACTTGCGTCATCTGGATCTATTAATATGCTAGGATCCAGTAAGTTTAATCTTCAGTCTAGCGGTAGTATGGATCTTAAAGTTGGTGGAACTCTTTCTGCAGATTATACGCAAGGACAATTTGGTAATGGTGCAGCTGGCACTGAAACTGTTGTTGTACAACCAGTTACTCTTACTCCACCTGAAATTGGAGTGCCTACATTTAAATCTATACCATTTGAAGTACCGAAGGAAAGATCGTTTGAAGAAAAAGCTGGCGCAGAAACTCCAGATGATTATGATACTGCCGAAGGTCGCAGATTATTAAACAAACAACAAACAAAAGAAGGTGTAGAAACTCCTGCACCAATTGTTGCTGTAGAAGAAGCACCACCAACTAAAGGTAAAAAATCATCGATCCCTGTTGATTGTCAGATTATCTACAATACCAAAAACTTTACAAATGACTTTAGAATGTCAACTAATTTTGTTTTAGGTATGTTAATGGATGGTGGTGTTGGTGGTAAACATAAATTAGTTGATCAGATGTTAAAGGAGACTAAAACTGGTCCAGATAAGTTATATACTGTTTCACAAATTGTATGTAGTCTAGCTCAAACTTGTCAAAATATTTTAGAACCAGCATTAAAAGTTTTACCTAGAGGGATAGATGGTTTAAATAAAACATGGACGATTAACTCAGGATATCGTTTAAGAGGATTAACGAAGAATGAATCTCCAACATCTGATCATTGCAAGGGAAGAGCGTTTGATATTGGAACTATGCCGAAAACTGGAGATATCCAACAATTCAAAAGAAATTATGATCTTATTTTACAGTTAGAAAAACTTCTTCCATACGATCAATTAATTTTAGAATATCAGTATCCAGGCACATGTTGGATACATGTATCTTTTAATCCAAACTCTACAAGAAAACAAGCATTTACTATGGTAAACCATCGAACATACAAAGGTAACATAAATGGCGGATTTGTGTTACTTGATAGCATCCCTGCACCTGATAAGAAAAAATAATGGCTGGCTTCGCTAAAGAAGGTGATTTGTCGCAGGGTATAGATGGACCAGCTACTGCTCTAACCTATAAGAATCAAGCAGTTAAAACATTCGTTCAAGGAATGAGAATAGCACTAGTTGGAGATCAATATGAACCTCATACTATTGGTTTAACAACTCATACAGGTGCGCAACGAGAAATTATAGATGGTTCTTCTAAAACTTTCTTTGAGGGTAAAAAGGTAGCAAGATATGGAGACCCAGTCGCTGATGGAGACAAAGTTGGTGGCACTGGATTTAACACTTTCATAGAATAACCTAAATAAACGATATGGCAAGAAACACAAGAATATTCTCGGATTTAGACCTTAACTTTACAGCGCATCCTGTAACTGGGGATATAACTCGTAGATTTGACGAAGATGCTATTAAACAATCTGTCAAAAATCTTCTACTAACTAGAAACTATGAGAGACCATTCCACAGTGAAATCGGTTCTCCTGTCAGACAATTGCTATTTGATCTACCTGGACCAATGTTTAACATAATGCTCCAAAGAGCAGTTATCGATGTGATTAATAACTTTGAACCAAGAGTTAGTATTATTGATGTTAGAGTGGATGATTATTCCGATGCAAATGAAGTTTATGTAACTTTAGAATTTAAAATTGTCAACACCGAGAGACCAATTACTCTCGACTTAGCCTTAGAGAGAACACGATAAATGGCAATTACCACAAACAGTAAAAGAATGAGTGTATCAGAGTTAGACTTTGATACTATTAAAACCAATCTTAAAACATTTCTTAGTGCACAATCAGAATTTCAAGATTACGATTTTGAAGGATCTGGATTATCTGTTCTTATAGATCTGCTGGCATACAATACTCACTACAACGGCATCTATACAAACCTTGCTGTAAATGAGGTGTTTCTTGATTCCGCAAGTAAAAGAGCATCAGTAGTTTCTCTTTCAAAGATGCTTGGTTACACCCCAAGATCTGCTGTGTGCGCCAGAGCAGTCGTTAATGCTACTATTGCTGCACCATCTTCGTCACCAGAGTTGGCAACTCTTCCAGCACAACAACCATTTTCAACTTCTATTGATGGAACCTCATACACTTTTTACAACTTAGAAGATGTTACTGTTGCTAGAAGCACTGGTGGCACTTACACTTTTTCTAACTTATCAATTGTTGAAGGTACTCCATTATCATTCAAATATACAGTTGCCACTGGTGTTCGTTATATTATACCAAATGCAAATATTGATGTTTCTACACTGTCAGTTCAAGTTCAAGAATCTTCTACTTCTGATTTGTATCAAACTTTCACAAGAGCAGAAGATTTAACTGCAGTAACTGATACCACAAAAGTTTATTTCTTAAAGGAAATCGATGATGGTCTTTACGAGATTACCTTTGGTGATGGAGTTCTTGGTACTGCTGTAAGTGCTGGTAATGTAGTCACAATCGATTATTTTGTTTCTAGTTTAGATGCTCCAAATTCAGCGAATACATTTACATATAATGGAACATCAGTTTTGGGTAGTAATCTGTCAGTTGTTACTACAACTGCAGCAACAAATGGCGCAGCATCAGAAGATATTACTTCTATTAAATTTAATGCACCAAGATTATTTGCAGCACAAAATCGTGCTGTTACTCCAGACGATTATAAAGCATTAATTTACAGTAAATTTCCTGATGCACAAACAGTATCAGTTTGGGGTGGTGAAGATAATGAGCCACCAATATATGGTAAAACATTTATTTGTATTAAACCAAAAGAAGCATCAAAGTTAACTCAGCAGCAAAAGGAAATTATTTCAAATGAAATTCTTATACCAAGAAGTGTTGTTTCTATTACTCCTGAAATTGTTGATCCAGAATTTTTTAATATTAAGGTAACATCATTTGTTTACTATAATCCTAAAGAAACAACTAAAACTCCACTGCAGATTGAAACTATTGTAAAAAATGCAATTTTAGATTATGATGAAAACGAACTTCAAAAATTTGATGGTATTCTTCGTTATACAAAACTTACAGGTATCATTGATCAATCAGATGCATCAATTGTAAATAATACAACTCGTTTAATGGTTCGTCATCCTATTTCACCACAGTACGGTACAAATGCTCAATATAAATTAAATTTAATTAACCCTATTTCTCAAGATGGTGGTGGACAAGGTGAAGTTTTTGCATCAACTGGATTCTTTATTGACACAAGTACTCAAGTACATTTTCTTGATGATGACGCTGAAGGTAATATTCGTTTATACTATCTTAATTCAAACCAAGATAAAGTGTTTGTGAATAGAACACAAGGAACTATTAATTATGGGCTAGGATTAGTTCAAATTAATGGTTTAAACATATCTACTTTAGATGGACCCTTTTTTGAAATACAAGTTAAACCAGAATCATATGATATCGTTTCTGCTTTGAATCAAATTGTTCAGATTGACCCAACACTATTAAGGGTAACTGCCATTGCTGATAATACTGCAAATGGAGATACTGGTGCTGGATTCAACTACAAGTTCAACTCTATTAGATCATAATGTCAAGAACTCAATTATCATCTGTTGTATCTAGACAGATCCCTGAATTTATCAGGGAAGACTATCCAACATTTGTTGCTTTCGTAGAAGCATACTACGAGTTTTTACAAGCACAAGGAGTAGATCTTTCTTCCGTTAAAGATTTAGATAAAACTCTTGATTCTTTTATAGATCAATTTAAAAAAGAATTAGCACATAATTTTCCAAATACTGTTAGTGATGAAAGATTTCTGCTTGCCCATATTAAAGATCAGTATCTTGCAAAAGGATCTGAGTCTTCTTACAAACTTTTGTTTAGACTATTATTTGGTAAAAAAGTAGAACTGTCATATCCAGGAACTCAGATGCTTCGTGCATCTGATGGAAGATGGAATCAAGAGATATCAGTGTTTGCTCATGTAGATTTTGGAGATCCACTTGAAATTGTTGGTAAGCTAGTTGATATTCAAACTGAAACTAGATTGATTAGAGTTCTTGTTGACAGAAAAGAAGATCTTGTTGGTGAGATTGATCGTATAGTTGCACTTGGTGGAGATATCTACGAATTCTTTTTAGATAAAAGATTTTTTGGTGTATTAGAAGCAGGTGACAGAATTAAATTTAAAGACACTTTCCAAGCTACTATTCTTCCAGCTACACAAACTCCAAGAATCACTCAGCCTGGAAAAAACTTTCGAGTTGGCCAAGTTTTTGAAGTTATATCTGGAAGCGGAACTGGTGCTTTATTAAAAGTTACTGCCGTTGATGATAATAATGGTATTAAATACGCAGAGTTTATTAAATTTGGTTTAGGATATACTTCTTCTTTTGCAGTTTCTCTTTTAGCAACAAATACTGTTAATGCAGCCGTTTTAGTTTCTACCACAGCATCTACTGGTAGATCTGGTTCACCACTAGCTGAAGGTGGAACAGGATCTATTGTTCAAACAATTGGAGACAGAACTGCAGGATTTGAAGAACAAGGTTTTATTAACTCTGTAGATTATGTTGTTGTTGACTTTGTTAATGGTACATATGCAGGTTCTGTGATTCGTGAGTTTTCACAAAAATCTGCCAATGCTGCTACTAACTTTGATGACCCAGCGATTGTTGAAGTTAATCTTGGTGCTCTTGTAAGATATCCAGGATACTACACATCAAATGCTGGTTTTTTAGATGATTCTATTTTTATTCAAGATAGTAAATATTATCAAGCATTTTCCTATGTTATAAGACTTGACGAAAGACTTTCGACATATAAGTCTGCAGTTAAAACTATGCTACATCCAGCTGGTTTAGCATTATTTGCTGAATTTAATATTACAAATAATATAGATTTAAGTATTGAACTAGAATCACTTGTTAAGTCTCTTGGTGTTGGTCTTGAAGATGACTTTACGATATTTGATAGTGCTGTAACTTTATCTTCAATAAAAGTTGTATCAGATTCTATTAGTACACCAAACGATAGTAATATTATAATAGTTACTGGTAAAGTACTGGATGACTCAATAGATACACCAACAGATAGTTTTGTACAGTTATTTGGTAAAGCACTGAGTACCACATATAGTGGAATGACCGACAGTACTGCTACACTCTCTATTGGTAAAGCGTTAGCTGATACCAGTGTAGGAACATGGTCTGATTCTATTACTAGCAAAGATACTACTAAAGTGTTGGCAGATACACCAGTTATTTCAGAATCTTTGACAAACACCACGACTAAATATGTAGAAGATACGAGTATCGGCACTTTCACCGAAGCAGGAAAGGTTTGGATGAATTCATACCAAGCCCAAGATTATTATTCAGAAGAGTACAGCGTTGGTTTAGAAGAAACCTTCACTTAATTTAAACAGGAGATCCCTATGATTCAACAAAATGAAAACCTAAAAGCGACAGGTAAAGTTCGCATCGTTAAAACTAATGCACAAGGTGTTACAGTACAAGACTTTGAAGTGCCTAATCTAGTTGTTACAACTGGTAAAAACTTCATTGCATCTTCAATGATTAAAACTACAACTAATAGCCCAGCAGCAATGACTCACATGGGTATTGGAACTGGTTCTACATCTCCAGGTGCTGGTGATTCTGCTCTTGGAACTCAAACTGGTCGTGTTTCACTATCAGGTAATACAGTTTCTACAAACACAATTACATATACTGCTTCATTCCCAGCTGGTACTGGTGATGGTGCTATTACTGAGGCAGGTATTTTTAATGCATCTTCAGGTGGTACTATGCTTTGTCGTACTACATTCCCAGTTGTTAATAAAGCAGCTGGTGATACTATTGCTGTAACATGGGTTGTGACAGTAAGTTAATTTAAGTTTAAGGTTCTGCTAAATGCCAACTACTTCATCTCTAATTAAAACTATTCTGCATAAAACTCTTGCAGAAGGTGTTTTCAAGGATGTAACTCAAAGAAGTTCTAACTATTACTATTTTCTTGGTAAAACACTTGAGTGGAGCGATGACACTGCACCACCATATCCTGTGGATAGTTATGCTTATGAACGAGCAGTTCGTAGTGACATTATAACAATGAAAGCAATTACACCTGCTGATGTATCGTTTGTTATCTCTCGTGTAAATTGGACTACTGGTACAATTTACGATATGTATGATGACGAATACTCAACTGAGATTATTGGTTTAAATATTGTAAATGGTGGAACAGGTTATACTACACTACCAACTATTACTATTACAGGTGGTGGTGGAACTGGTGCTAAATTTTATCCTATTGTTTATGATGGTTCTATTATTGATATCGAAGTTGTAGGTATCTCTGATACATCAAGAGGATCTGGATATACATCAACTCCAACAGTAACTGTTACAGGTGGTGGTGGTGCTGGGGCTATTTTGCAAGCAATCTTAAATATTGCTCCTTCTGGAGAACAAAAACTAGAAGACTCTAATTTTTATGTTCTCACAGAAGATTTTAATGTGTATAAATGCCTTGATAATAATAACAATGCTATTTCTACATCAAAACCACTAGGAACATCTACTACTCCAATCACAACTGCAGATGGTTATGTGTGGAAGTTTATGTATAATGTTCCAATTAATTTAAGAAGTAAATTTTTATCAGATGATCAGATGCCAGTTGTTTCTGCTCTTACTAATCAGTTTTATTCTAATGGTGCCATGGACAGCATTATTATTAATAACAAAGGAACTGGTTATACAACTGCAACACTAACAGTGCAAGGAGATGGATTTAGAGAAGAAGATCCAATATTTTTAAATAGTGTTTCAGCTTCTACAGGTGGTAATGGTTATGCAAGTCCAACTGTTACTTTTGGAGATCCAACCACAAGTGCTAATAATTTTGTTTCTGGTGCTGGTGTTTCTTTAGGAACTAAAGTTGTCAATAGTGTTTTTGATTTTTACGAAGTTGTAACTCCAGGAACCATGTCTTCTTCTGAACCTACTCATAGAAGAGGAACTGTTCAAAATGGTACGGCAGCATTAAAGTACCTTGGCACTAGAGTTAAAGGAACTGTAGGCACAACTGATACAACTGTTGCTGCTGGTTCATTCACTACTGGAGTAAGACACACAGTTGTTTCTATTGGAACTACTAATTTTGTCACTATCGGTGCTACTGCTGCAGCAGTTGTGACAGGATCTATTTCTGGAACTACATTAACAGTCTCTGCAGTGACTTCTGGAACACTTGCAGTTGGTGCTGTTATTAGTGGAACTGGTGTCACAGCTGGCACTTCTATCACTGTTCTTGGAAGTGGAACTGGCGGAGTTGGAACTTATACAGTTAGCGCATCACAAACTGTTTCATCAACCACAATTACTAGACAACCAGCAGTTGGCGCAACATTTACAACTACTGGTGCAGGTTCTGGATCAGGCACAGCATCTGTAAAAAGTATTTCTGGTATCACACTGCTTGGTGGAGTTAGAGAAATTAACATTACCAATGCAGGTTCTGGATATATTTCTGCGCCTGCAGTAACATTTTCTGGTGGTGGCGGATCAGGTGCTGTTGCAACTTCTAAATTAGTTGGCAGTTCAGTAGTATTTTGTATTGTTTCTAATTCTGGTGATAATTATACCAGTGACCCAACGGTAACATTCGGAACTGCATGGACATCAAGCACTGCGGTTTTAGTTAATGATCAAGTTTTTGTTTCAGGTAGATTATACACTGTTACTGCTGCTGGTACAACTCATGCCAGTACTGCGCCAACACATACTTCTGGCTCAGCTAGTAATGGTTCTGCCACTCTAACTTATGCTGGTGTACCAGCAGCAGGAACTGTTACTCGCAGATTTGGTACTGGATACTCTGCAGTACCAACCATTACTATTACAGATGCAAGCAGAGTAGGAACTACCGAAGCAGTGTTATCTTTTTCCTCAACAAAATCAAACGCAAAACTTCTTCCAGTTCTTGATAGTGGACAAATTGTTGGTGTTATTGTTGAGATTCCTGGAATTGGATATTCTAATTCAACAATTACAGTTACAGGTGATGGTACTAATGCAGCATTAGTAGCAGATCATAATATCGGAACTATTCAATCTCTTCAAGCAAACAATGAAATTTTAACTACACCTGGAACTATTAATGCTATTAAAATTATTTCTGCTGGTTATAGTTACGGTGTAGCAAATATTGAAATTCAAGGAGATGGCACTGGCGCAACTGCTGATGCTGTTTTAGATTCATCTACTGGTAAAATAACAAAAATTACTATTACAAATCCAGGACAAAATTATACATTTGCCAATGTCGTTGTAACAGGTAATGGGCAAGGTGCTCGTTTAAGAGCGATTATGCCACCATTTGGTGGTCATGGTAAAAATGCTCCAAACGAATTATTTGCTAGAACACTAGT